ATGACGAAGAAAAAAGCACATAAACCAGGCTCGGCGACCATTGCGCTCAACAAGCGTGCTCGCCACGAGTATTTCATTGAAGAAGAATTCGAAGCTGGCCTTGCGTTGCAGGGCTGGGAAGTAAAATCGCTGCGCGCCGGGAAAGCCAACATCGGCGATAGTTACGTGATCCTGAAAGATGGCGAAGCCTTTCTGTTCGGCGCGAACTTTACGCCGCTGACCGTCGCCTCTTCACACTACGTGTGTGACCCAACGCGCACCCGCAAGCTGCTGCTGAACAAGCGTGAGCTGGAATCCCTCTACGGACGCATTAACCGTGAAGGTTTCACCGTGGTCGCCCTGTCGCTGTACTGGAAAAACGCCTGGTGCAAAGTGAAAGTTGGCGTCGCGAAGGGTAAAAAACAGCACGACAAACGTACTGACCTGAAAGAGCGCGAGTGGCAGCTGGACAAAGCGCGCATTATGAAAAACGCAGGACGTTGATTCTGCACACTTATTGTACTATTCAATAAGTTAGGTTCCGGGCTGGTATCCAGGAAGTGAAATCTGGTATACTCAGTTCAACACTATTGGGGCTGATTCTGGATTCGACGGGATTTGCGAAACCCAAGGTGCATGCCGAGGGGCGGTTTGCCTCGTTAAAAGCCGCAAAAAAATAGTCGCAAACGACGAAAACTACGCTTTAGCAGCTTAATAACCTGCTCTGAGCCCTCTCTCCCTAGCTTCCGCTCTTAAGACGGGGATCAAAGAGAGGTCAAACCCAAAAGAGATCGCGTGGAAGCCCTGCCTGGGGTTGAAGCGTTAAAACTAATCAGGCTAGTTCGTTAGTGGCGTGTCTGTCCGCAGCTGGCGTGCGAATGTAAAGACAAACTAAGCATGTAGTACCGAGGATGTAGAAATTTCGGACGCGGGTTCAACTCCCGCCAGCTCCACCAAATAAAACAAGGGGTTACGTGAAAGCGTAACCCCTTTTTAATGTCTATTGTCCACTTTGCGTCCACTCATATTCACTAATGTTGCGAGGGATAGGGAATGCTTCCGGCCGATTTCTTGATCAAGCTTGCCAACCTACTGACATCATCAAAGATGGCAGTAAGAGTCAGCTTTATGATTATGGGTGCTATCATCTCTATGATGATTTTCTTCCCATATTTGCAGGGTCGCCTACCTCAGCCAACGAAAGCTGCTAGCGATTTCACATCTGAGTTATGCCTTTTACTAGCTATGGTGCTCGGAGCATGCATGGGCGTAGTGATTTTAGCCATGATTAGTTGGTGCTTAAATTTAGCTCATAAATGCTTCACAGCAGCGGTAACTTGGAAAAATAAAAAAAGCATGGTTAAGCGCCAAGAACTGGCACGACAATTTGAAGATCAAGCGTTTATGAATGAGTTCAAAACTGTTTATCCTCAACTTGATCAGGCTAGTCGGTTGGTTTTGCACTCATTAAATCGAAAACAAGAGAGTTATTATGTGAGAGCTGATGGAATTCATTATTTAACATCTAAACGTTGGATAATCCCCAAAAGTGACCTTCCAAACAATTACTTTATCTACGAAATCGATAGCAGGATATCCGTGGCACTTAAAGAGATTGAAATGGAAAAAACTCACAATAATTCAATGCATTTTATCGAGTCAGAAAAGAAGGGCTGCAAAGCTGTATTGGCCTACTTTCTTTCCAGCCCCAACCCCCAACAACCATACCCAATTAACAAGCGTGATTTCCTTCAAGCTCGCTTAGATTACAATTGCTGCTTCAATGTTCAGTCAGCCAACGGGCAGCCTACCCTTTCTTTTTTACCTGGGTATCACAGTTTTTTTGAAGCACATTTTCAAATGCAGATGCCGTCAAAGATAATTCTCACTCTGACTGATGAAGGTGAGCCGATTCATTAATTTTTCGGCTCAATCATTTAGCTAAATAAATTTTAGACTTCCGGCAGAGCGTATTGCCCGAACTGTTGGAGTGTTCGATCGCGTCAACCAGTACAAGCTGTACCGTCTTGTATGTCTTGTATGCTTCGCCGCACTGCTTGTAGCATGGCTCGTAGAATTTGATAGCGGCGTGCCAATCTTCGGCAGATACTTATATGGTTTTTTTGTTGCCTGCTATTTTACCCTCTCAATATCAATGAGTTACCCTGTACATTACTTGCCAGTGGCGGCAAAGTGGCGACAGAGAAAGCTCATCTACTATGGAAGGCTACAACAATGGCATTGCATCGAAAATCCTAGTTCGATTCTTTCGACCTCTACGTTCCTCAGGATTAAAGCGGGCATTAATAGATGGTTTTGTAGACGTTGAAATTTCGGATGCTAACTCATCAACCGTCGCCAGCCATATTAAATAAAAGAAGGGGTTACGTTTTAACGTAACCCCTTCTTTTATTTAAAGCCCACTTCGTACCCACATAGCTCAATAGTAAAGAATTGCTGCAACAAAACTTGAAACAGTGCCGCCAAGACAAGTTTTGTTGAGTATTCTTCGCATACTGAGTCTCTATTTAAATTTTATGGTCACAACTACTTTCGTACTTTTAGCCTCAGTGGGCGTAGGCGTAGCTATGGCCAAAGTAGGAGTAAAGGGCATATTGTACGGTAATGGCATGGCACCATTTCCCTGTTCACGCTCTCGCCTTATCATCCAATTTTCAGCTAACCAACAGAAATTACTATAAAATTTTATATTAACACTGCGTCGTGCAGCTAGATATGGCTCAAATTCCTTAGCCAGAAAGATCACTGTAGATCCAAAAACTTTGTACAAAAACAGCTCATCGTACAATCCGTTCCGGATTGCATTCGCGCATCTTTCCCATTCGTTAAAAACTGTCATCAAAGCACGGGCTTCTTTTGTTTGCCGAACCTCATCACGCCCCCACATTTCTAGCGGGATTATTTTTCTGAGCTTAAGAATATTCAGCATTGTCTGCCAAGCACTCTCAACCTTATCACTACGCTTGTATGATGATTCGAAATCCAGAGAGTTTTTCTCGCGGGATGTCTGCCGCTGCGTTCTTATGCTAATGATGGCAATCGCTGCTGCTATTAGTGCGGCAATGATAGTGCTGTAGAAGGTTGGATTGTCCTTCCATAGTCTCTTCAGAGTTCTAAGGACAACATCCAGAATCTCGTGATCCATTTCGCTTAGTCCATACGCAAAAGAGGTGGGCATAAGCCCACCTCCGAGAATCTATAAAATGAGTAACTATTTATTTAGAGCTGAAAACACCCCAATCTTCTTCACGATAGATTTTTTTCATAGTTCATACCTCTTAAGTTGGCTCATCTTCTGGTTTACAACCTTGGACGTACTTTATACACATCGAATCAAAAAACCACAAGCATGTTCATTGGATTTCAGTTCTAACATGGTAAGCACAGTAACAATTAAGTAACGTGTTCAACCTCTTATGTGGTACCTACATAATAGCAAAGCAAGGTCAGATAGTATAACTTACTCATGTAAAATCACGTAAACCATTAACTTTCAATGATATACAAGCATCTTCAGTATACAGTGAGATCAATAAAACTGAAAAACACTGAAATTCTTTTCAATCTTTTCAGTTCTGGTTTTCCGCAAGGCCGCCAGCACTGGCGCGTTCTGGCGGCGCGGTTTGAAGAAAACTAAAACTGAAAAATTTTTATGATCCAAAAACCGCAGGCGGGTGCGGTGTAGTGCGATTTTGGTCTGCGAAAGATTTTTTTGGCCGTGCTGTGACGCGCCAGCGCCCCGCTGTGGACACGATCTGTTTTAAGGGTGGCTCTGAGTGTGCGAAAAGGCTGAACGCGCCAGAGCGCAGCTGACAGCGCGTAGCGATAGCCGCTTAAGAGGTAAGAAAAGAGATATCCCCGCCTGGGGATGAAGGGCATAAAAAAACCCGCTTTCGCGGGTTATGTTCTGGACAGGTTTACTTGCCAATCACCGGGGAGTATTTGCCGTTCAGCGTGTCCGCTTTCGTTCCGGTGTTCCGGATGGCTCCCGCGTTGGTCGGTGTCCCTGTATTGCTGTGCGTGTGGCTTGCCGTTTGCTCTGCCAGCTCCTTAACCACGTCGAGCGTGTCCAGCATCAGCTGTGCCACGTTGATAGTTCCAGAGCCAATCCACACCACCGGGGCAATAATCTGCTGTTGCACGGCCGCCACGCTTTTACGTATCTTGCCAATTTTCTCGATCAGGTCTTTACCCGTTGTGACTGTCTGGTTCCCGGCTATGTCTGTTTCATCATTTCCGCCGATACTCGCCACGCGGTTATTGACCGCCTGGCTGTAATCCCCCGTACACACCTGCTGAATGGCTCCGGCCAGCAATGTGGATGTGCCCAGCACGGTAATTTTATCCGTGGCCTTAACTGTCGTTTCTCTGCTAACCAGCTCGCGCTGTTCTGTATCGGCCTTAACCACCCGCGCCATTGAGGTTTCACTGATCGTCTGGTCTGTCTGCCTCACCCAGTCCCCCGCCTGGGTGACGCGCTGCGACACTTCCGCGCGCTGCTGTTGCAGCTGTTCGCCAGGCTGGATATCCGGGAGGCTGGTTCCGTCCGGCACGGTCTGCCGCACAAAAGGCTTATCCGGCCGTCCGCCAGTAAAAGCGATTTCGACCAGCGTTCCTTCAGGCGGAAACTGGAACATCCCCGAATCATTACCCGCCATAGGAACCGGTAGCGGAACGGCCGAATAAACAGGCGTGTCTTTTTCCGGGTTGCCGTCCGCGTCCAGCAGCTGCACGTCAACCGCATAGCGGGGACGGAACGGATCGGAGAAATTGCCGCTTTTCACTGCCTCAACGGGATTCATCACACGGCCAAACTTTGGCAAATGCATCCCGGATGCCAGCTCCGGATAATGGCTTTCAATCTGGCGCTGAACGGGTGTTTTTTGCAGTGGCTTACCCGTCGCACGGTTGCGGGGTGTCCAGGTGACAGCCATCGTGTCATTTTGCAGGTGGACTTTTGTCACCCGTTCCCCGTTCAGCTCCACGCCGGGCCGCAGACTCTGCACCAGGGGAAGCGTCATTGAATTCCCCCCGGCCGCCCCCTGATTAAATTCATGCGGGATCTCAATCGAGCGACCAGCAAACAGGGCTTTTTCCGCACCGCCAACATATACCGCGCCGTCCGGCAGCTGATACCAGACGTAATCCGTAATGCCGAAAGCCTTTCCGAGATTATCCAGCAGCTGATACCCCGTCCCGCTGTGGGTGAAATGTGGGATCGGACGGTCTGAATAATCTGCATCCGGCACGCTGAAGGTCAGGCCGCTATGCTCTGTAAGCCAGCTGGCCACATCACGCAGTGTGGGGTGCTGAAACGAACATGGCCAGAGGCGTTCAAATACGCCGACCAGCTCACGAACAAAGAGTCGCTGAAAGCCGTTTTCAGCAGGTTGCGAGCGTTCCACGTACCCGGTAAACCAGCGCAACACCAGATCGGTGTAACCCACATCGAGACGCACCAGCTTCCCCGTATAGTCCTGCGTTGTTCCGGCCGTAATAAACCCCCGGCCGCAGCTGTTCAGCTCCAGCACCAGGCTGGCATCAGCCAGGTGAATTTCATCCGTTGAAAGATATAAACGTTTAATCGGTTTCATGTTTATGCCAGTGCGTCATTTACGGGCTTGAGTACGTTGCTTTCAAACCACGTCAGTTTTTCTTCATCCTCGCCAGCGGCCTGGCCACCGTTCTGGCCTCCGCTGCTTCCCGCCGTTTGCTTCACGGCTTTGGTTTTGCCGCTTGCCCTGGCCTCGCGTTTTTCCTGCACGCTGACATGTTCGGTCAGGGTGAACGTAACCAGCCAGGACATGCGCCCGTCCTGCGGCGGCGCGTCCAGTGTTCCGGTAAAAATCGCCTCACGGAAATTCACCGCCCGCGCCGCCTCATGTGCAACGCGGTATTTCTGGCGCTGGCCGCTGGCCTCCGTCGCGCTGGCCAGCTCAAAGATACGGCGCAGGATCTCCGGATTTTTATACGGAATTTCGCCGGACACGCGCAGCTCCTTGCCTTTGATGCCCTGCTCGGATTTCGTGGTTGCACTCGTCTGGCCGGACTGGTCTTTGTCCTGGAATTGCTGCGATACGGTCACGCGCATGTTCTTCAGCAGAATGGCTTCACCGTTAAGCGCCAGTGTCGGGTTCGAGGTCATGTATCATTCCTTTTATGCCGTCGAGATTGTCGCCAACCAGCATCATGGCGGCGGTGTACACAGAGGACTGAAGTGGAATCCCTTTTACCAGCTCCAGAAGCGTGGACGGCAGATCGCCGCTGGCAGTAAACACCCATGCCCTGGCGCTTTTTCCCTGCAAATCCGCTAATCCGCTGGCAATGCCAGAAATCAGGCTTTCGCGCTGCTGTTTAAAATCCCCCATCAGCTTTTTTACGCCCGTCAAATCCGCGACGGCTGCGGCCTCCTGCTGGGCTTTCTTCACCGCTGCGGCCGCCAGAGCAGTGCGGCTTGTAGGCACAGAAAGCGGGATCGCCGCGGGCAAACTCTGACTGTATTTCGCCGGAATTTGCATCTTTTCCGCAGCCAGCTGCGCGGCTGACTGCGCCAGCCTCCGCACCTGGGTAAATGCCGGGCTGGGGAATACATCCACAAGTTTGTTCAGGCTGGCCATAAAGCTGTCATGCGTCTGGCCAGAAACCATCATGATCACGATATCCGCCGCCCCGCCCGTTCCGGCCAGCTTGTCAGCCAGGTAGTTGATCGCGTTTACCGGGCTGAGATACGCGCCGTTTTCTGTCTGCTGACCAACTCCGTACACCCAGGGATGCACCGGGATAACGGAACAATTCAGCGCCCCTACTGAATCACTGAAAGCAATTCGCGCTTCACGCCACATTGTCAGGCACCTCTGGCCACTCAATTTCCGGCGCTTTGCTGGTATCTACACGGTTAAGCAGCACCCTATACTTTTGCCACTTTGTTAAAAAAATGGATTCCTCTTCAGTGGCAATCCCCAGAACGGAAGCATCTTCCAGCGGGGCAATAATGGCCGTTGCGGCACTCATTAAATTCTGTTTTCTAAATTCAGCCTGGGCGACATAATCAACGGGGACAGGAATGATTTTTTTCCCGTCGAACATCCATTCACCATTCTCATTAAGCCCTTCCGGCACATATTTCTTTCCGATTTCGGCTACAGATTTATCTACTGGCCACAGCATAGAAACATCGTAAGAAAACCGTGTAATCACCCCGTTTTCATCAAACTCAAACTTTAATTTATCCGCATTAAATAAAGCCTGTGACTCATACCAGTCTTTACCATCTTCAGAAACCAAATTCGCAATACTGAAACCTTCAATGACTTCAGTACCAGCCAGACGAAATTTTTTGATAATCATAAATTCCCTTTATGCCGTGATTGTTTTCCAGGTGCCGTTTACGTTTATTTGTAAGGCGCGGGTGTACCACACCGAATAACGCACGTCCCCATTACTGCCCGTTCGGCCAGTGATAAAACTGCCAACCGGGGAATCAACATCGCTAGCTCCGCCAGTTGATCCAATGCTCCCTCTGGCGCTCACCCTGACCCCGATCACCGTAGCGGTTTTTAGCGGGTAGCGTCCGTCTGACTCCGCTTTGGTATATGCCTGACCTGCGGGGGTGTAACTGCCTTTAGGCTGGAAACGTCCGTCAGACTCTGCTTTGGTGTAAGCCTGTCCTGCCGGGGTATAACTCCCTTTTGGCTGGAAACGCCCGTCACTTTCGGCTTTTGTGTATGCGCCCGTTTTCGGCATGTACCCGGCATCGGACTGGGTTTTGGTGTAATAGCGTCCATCGAAGTTTGAATAATTTCCCGGAGTAATTTGCCCTGGAGCGCTAAAGTTGCCGTTAACATCCCATTTATAGTTAACATCACCGTTGGCGCTCCCCTTCATATGTAAGTGCCACGAAAGCACATTGTCAGCCACGAGGGAACCCATCGAAAAAGCCCATGCGTTTTTCCCGGTAATGGTCGCCTGCTGTTTAATCACCGGATGGTATTCACTCGCTCCGGTTGTCGAATATGAATTAAAAAATGGGGCTTTCGTAGAATACTGATTAGCCCAGCCAAATATACCGCTGTAACCCGCCGTAATTTCTTTTGAGGCATAAATCGTGTTACCTACAGTCAACGGCGTTTCTGATTGCAGCGCACCAGTTTCAAGACTTACACGTAATGGCCGCAAGGCGTTATAGGCTCCGTAAGCATCCCCTTTATTAGTCAGCATCAAATAAAGGTTACTGCCGTCATTACGCCAGAACGTACCGTAATCACCATATGCAATGCGGAACCCATTTGCGGACGCCGCCTGGACTTCGGCATTAACTTTTAATGTCCCGGTCATGGTGTCACCGCTTTTATTCACGGCATTAATATCAGCCGGAGACGGTTTGTTTAACGTGTCATACTGTTTAGCCCACCCTGACCACGCCCCGCTGTACATCGTGCGAATATATGACCGCGAATTGTTGTAAACACGGTAAACCTGCGTAATTCCCGCGTGTTTATAAACCTCTAAAGACCCGGCAACAGCCTCCGGATAATTTTTGCCAGTTTGTGCCTGGGCATTCGCGGGCTGATAATACAAACCGGGTGTCGTATAGGTATTCAGATCAGCAGCGTCGCCAATCCCGACAGCCTGACCGTTAAAAATATCCTGCGCCGTGATGTTGATATCTGTACTCAGTGCCCGTCCATTTATCTTACGGCCTGACGGTACGCGCCCGTTTGCATTATCATTTGCAGCCTTTACCGCTTTTGGTGTGGCTGCTAATGATTCTGAAACGCTGTCCAGGGCGCTGCTGAGCTGCGTGAACCCTTTGGCCGCCGTTGTTGCATCCGGGTGATTGCGTGACTGTTCATGTTTTTTCAGCGCATCACTGGCGGACTGATCGTTTAGTGAGCCTTTCGGGCGCAAATCGGTGATATTGCCGCTGGCATCAATACTGGCCACTGCAAACACATAGTGCTGCACACCATTTTGAACGTAATCTGCCAGTGTAGCCGCCACGGTGATTTTGCTGGCCACGCCCCAGGCACTCGTCAGCGTTCCCGTCCATGCAACATCCAGCCAGACTTTTACGGGTGTGGTTGCCACCGTAATGTTCTGGTTAGCAGCCAGCTGCGCGCGCAAGCCGCGCACATATCCCGCCCCGGCCGTCACAAAATATTGCGAACCACTTTTTGCGACAAGGTAGCCATTACCCAGGAAAGCCGCTGCGCCGTACAGGTCTATATTTTCCAGGCGCTGACGTTCATCCATTGCGGCCATACGGGCGGTGAAGTCAATCTGCCAGGTTTCCGCTGGCGTGTTGATTCCGGTTTCAGCCTGTGCCCCGTTGTACTCCATCAAAAACGAACGGGTGAGCACGTTACCCTGCTGGCCATCTTTCGTTTTCAGCTTCTGCTGTATCACGTGCGCCGAACTGCTGCGCCATTCCAGCCGTATATTTATCCAGTAAATCCCGCCCACGGTTATTAAGGTGCATAAAACTCCCTCGCATTTACGCGATTATTTAACTTGTTTTTACTTTTTTGCTTTTATGTAAATTACAGGAAATTGAATTTCCCGGATTTGGACGGAACCTGACGCTGCTTGCGCTGACCGCCTTTACTACCCAGATCGTTAAAGCGGTTAACGATTTCTTTTGCGTTGGAACGCAATTCTGCAAACTCTTCCGTGTCTACAACTTCTGCAATGGTATCAACATCACCCTGCATTTCCTGTAGCGTATTTTCAATCGTGGCCAGGCGGCCTTCAATTTCATTCACCGCATTTGCAAGAGCCTGTAATTTATCGTCTCCCTGCGGCGCTTCCTCTGACGGGGACTCTTCTTCAAACTTCGGCTTAATACCAAAATACGACTGCCATTTTTTCTTTGACATTTTTTCTCCCTGCTTAATTTTGCCTTCTGTGGTCAATACACAACGGTAATAACCTTGTTTAGATAATCTGCGCTCACTGAAACGCATTCGTGTAGTGCCAACACTGGCCGGACGGTTCGTTACTGCCAGCCCTTTAAGGTAAAAACGACCAGTCCCCCGCCAGTCCTCTTCTGGCTCAATAGAAAAGAACAGTAACTGCCCCTCTTCATTTGCATACAGCAGACGTATGTTCGGGCATAGGCTGACATATAAACGGGCAAGACCATCATCACCATCGCGCCAGGTAGCTTCAAGCACCTCCCCGAAACTGGCTCCAGAATGATCGTGTTCAGGCCAGAGCAATGCTACGTAATGATTAAAGTCATAGGTTTCCCCCATATCGATAATCCATTGCCGTTCAATGACTCTTCCGTCTACCGTATCCCCTTCGGTGGCAACACACAGCCAGTCAGTTTTTAAATGCGACACATATTTCCCCCTCAGTCGATTTACTGTTTACCGTGCTGTGGATTTGATTATTGCTAATTAAACACATCCCCGCATTACGCTTTATTCTGAACAGTTCGGTTATAAGTCATTACCGAACAGCCCCGAATTAACCCCGCCGTTTTTTCATCAGCACCACGGCATAATTAAATCTATGGCTAAATACTCAGACGAATTAAGAGGCGTTGTCCGCGCACTTTACCTGCGCCGATACACGCCTAAAGAAATTGCATCAGAATTAAATCTGCCGAATGCGCGGATCGTTTACTACTGGGCGGAGAAATATAAATGGGCTGACCTGCTCAGTTTCGAAAGCACAGAGGAGGCAATTGAGCGCCGTTACCAGTTGTTAGCATCCCGCGACAATAAAACGGACCTGGATTTAAAAGAAATGGATTTGCTTATTGCTCACGCCACAAAGCTGCGCGCCCAGAGCAACAAGCATAAAGAAAAACTGGCCTCCAGCCAGGGGGAACGGCAGACAGCTGCGCGAGGGGATAGCGAGGATGAACCGCGCGGCAAACGCAAGTACAAGAAAAACGATATTTCGTCTCTGACCCAGGAGGATTTTGACACCTGGGCGGACGAACATCTTTTCGAATATCAGAAACACCTGCGCCACAACATTGGCCAGCTGGTCAGGAACATCCTGAAAAGTCGCCAGATCGGTGCAACCTGGTACTTTGCGTTTGAGGCGTTCGAAAACGCGGTAATGACGGGCGATCCGCAAATCTTCCTGTCCGCGTCCAAAGCCCAGGCGGAGGTGTTCAGGTCTTACATCGTCAACATTGCCGAACAGTATTTCGGTATCACGCTGACCGGGAACCCGATCCGCCTAAGCAACGGTGCAGAGCTGCGTTTTCTGTCTACCAACAAAAACACCGCCCAGTCATACAGTGGCCATCTTTACTGTGATGAATATTTTTGGGTGTCCCACCATTCGGCGGCGTCGCTTTTCTCACTCCAGTACTTACGGCGGATGTTGCCCAGCCATTTGAGGCCAATTTCCTGCTGCTTTTCGCTAATGGCCATGACGCCCCCTGATAATCCTGAACAAACCAAACCACCATGGACGACGAGACGAACGGGCATTGAATTTGTACTGGTGACCAGGGTTCCAGCGTTGGCCGTTTGGCAGTTCAAGCCAACCAGTTGATCCGCTGGCCAGCTGCATGGCCGGAGATTCTTTTTTCAGGTAGGTAACGAAAGCTTTCATGGTTATCCCTCACATCATGCCGCTGGCGCTGGTAGTCACGATATCAACGGCAGCAGCAAGAACCGGCGCAGACTGGAGGCGGCTTTCAACGGTGTAAGCCAGAACGGAAAGGGAACGGATGGCATCACGGGCACGATCAAGAATTTGTGTGCGGCGTGCTGCTGTCATGTGTTCAGTTGATACAGCTTCCCCAGCGATCGCGCCCACATTTGCAGTGGCGCTCAACGCGCAAAATTGCATGTTGGCTTCAATGGCGTTATTGACCGGAACTGACGGAAGGCAGTTAATCTGCCCCAGCATCCCATCCAGCAAACGGGCATCTTCCGTGTAATCGGTGATAGCCAGCAGCTCGTCACAGGTCAGGCGATGTGGTTGAACCGGGTTCAACTTATTGCGCAGGATCTGCGGACGCATACCAACGGCAGCGGCTACGTCTTCCAGATTGTGGGACAGCGCAAACGCTCGGCAAGCTGCATCAAAATGTGCATGTTTGGAAGTTTGGTAATCAAACATTGTTCCTACCCCATTCCATATACAGAATGATCATGATGAATGGACAATACGAACTACTAACGGTCTGCATTCCATGCGTACCAATCTACATATACGTGTTCTTTTGGTTTTTCCTTCGGCTTGATTTTTACTTTTCCCGAATGAACCCAGTAACGCGCAGTACGTAATTTGATACCAACACGTTCACTGAAAGTTTTAATAGGTATCCAGCGGTTCTCTGTATAGGTTGCGGAGGTAGTTTTCATAAGGCAAAATCTCACTTTGAAGTAACCACCATTTGCAGATGGTGGCAGTGGTTAACAACGAACTACTATCATTCACAGACATGAACTACAAACGAACACCTTGAATCCTATGTAGCCGTTTGTAGTTTGTCAACCATTAAGAACTACAAAGATGCAAAAATATAATATCAAAACAGGCGCTAGAGAGGCTGTTGCAAGGATCTGCGAGGTGTACGGTTTCACTTCCAGGCTTCAATTGGCTCAATACTTGGAAATGTCCCCAAGTGCTTTGGGTACAAGAATCATGCGGGACAACTTCCCAGCAGACCTTGTGTTGAGATGTGCTTTAGAAACCGGAGCATCAATCTATTGGTTAACTACTGGGGAGGGAGCTACATTTGACCATCTCGCCAGCGATACCCTGAGAATCCCTGCCTACAAAATTTCGAACAATGAGTTAATGCGACAGGCATCCTTCATCTACGACAAAGCCCTGCTGCCGAACTACTCCGGAGAACTACAAATAATCAAAGATGATAATGTAACCTACTTTGTAGATATCTATTCTCACCAAGCAACTGATGGTAAGTATTTGATTGAGTATTCAGGTACGAAAAGTATTAAAGAATTAACCCTGCTTCCAGGTAACAAGCTTCGAATTGATTGGGGAAAATATCCTGTAGATTGCAATATTTCTGATGTAACGCTAGTCGGTAAAGTGGTTGCAACATATTTGGTTAATGAATAATGACAGTAAGAAAAACTAAGGAAGGAGAATGGATCTGCGATTTGCGCCCGAACGGTGCAAAAGGGAAACGCATACGGAAAAAATTTGCAACCAAAGGAGAAGCTTTAGCCTATGAGAAATTCATAACAAATGAACTTGCAGATAAACCATGGCTAGGAGAAAAGGAAGATACAAGGAGGCTGTCAGACCTTATAGAGCAATGGTTTGCGTTATATGGACGAACTCTATCTGATTCCGATCGAATGATGTCTAAATTAAAGGGAATTTGTGCTGGTATGGGTAATCCAATAGCATCACACATAACTGCTAGTGATTTCAGCGCCTACCGTGAAGGCAGGCTCAAAGGAGAGATACCAGATATTAATGGGCGTTGCATGCCAATCCAGCCGCAAACTGTAAATCATGAACAGCGAAACTTATCAGCCGTTTTTGGCACTTTGAAAAAACTTGGGCACTGGTCTCTACCAAACCCAGTAGCCGGAATCCCGACATTCAAAGTTGATGAAAAAATGGTTTCGTTTCTCTACCCTCATGAGATCAAAGTCCTTTTGGATCATTTAGCTGAGTCTAATAGCCTTAGTGTTCTAATCATCACGAAAATCTGTCTAGCAACAGGGGCAAGATGGAGTGAGGCCGAAAATCTTGAAGGGGTACAGGTTACGCCTTACCGCATAACTTATAAAAATACAAAAAGCGGAAAAGTTCGCTCAGTTCCAATCTCAAAAGAACTCTATGATGAAATACCTAAAAAACGTGGACGTCTATTTACACCATGTAGAAAAACGTTTGAAAGGATTATAGAAAAAGCAAGTATAGAACTTCCTGAAGGGCAGTGCACGCATGTTCTGCGCCATACCTTTGCAAGCCATTTCATGATGAATGGTGGGAACATACTTGTTTTAAAAGAAATATTGGGTCATTCGGATATAAAAATGACGATGATATATGCGCATTTTGCCCCAACACATCTTGAAGATGCCGTAACCAAAAACCCATTAAACTTTTTAAAACAAGCCACTGAGGTTTGAAATGGAAATAAGTAACTTACTAATCATTGCATTGTATTTGATAGTTATTTTTATTTACTTAATATATTTAGTAAAAATTAATGCATTCAAAATGAATGCTGAACCTATAACACACCAACCCCTTTTTACGGCGGCAATAGCATTACCGCTTATATCATTCTTTTCGTTTGGTATAATATCTTGGTCATCGCATTCATTACAATTAGATTCCGATGGATTTAATAATTTTTTAAATATAAGTAAGCTACCACTAGCTTTGCTTTCTCTTTCTTTACCATTTGGCGTTGTTGTTAATAACATACACAGAACCATACAAACAGACAAACAGATAAAAGAGGCTGAAAAGAAAAACAAAATAGATTCCTTTTACGCGCATAGAAAAAACACAATTGAAGTATTCCAAAACATGGATTTTCTTACACTCTACTTACCAAATACAGAGCTTAAATTAGAATTTGATAATCACTATTCTTTATATAGAAAATGTTTCCCTTACGCTTCCACTTCAAATAACGAATTTTCATATTGCAAGTCGTTTGTAGCAAAATCAGAGGAGTTATGGCTTGATTTAGCCATGAAATTAAAAATTAAAGAGCCCAACAATTATACTGATTTATACTATCATATTTTTCAAATAGAAAATTTATTCAAAGAATTACATAAACACTACCAATTTAAAGAATATAACCATAGTCAATTGTATCAAGCATCTTACAAATCAGACGAGGGAAATTGGTTTTATATGAGTTCAAAAATAGCGAATGAGAATACTTTAAAAGGATTCTTGACTGCGTATTGGCATGCGCATCTTTTGATTATGGAGACGTTAGAGCATCGTGAAAGTAGACATTTTACGTACCAAACTATACGTATGCTCATGTACTCGGTAAGTGAAGACATGCAATACTCTTCTTATCGCTGCAACTCGCTTGTAGGAGCCAAACAGCCACGTTTTGAGCTGAACAAGAAGAATTAAGATCCATAAAATGTCCATTTAGCTCATTTACCATTGAACACAACTGTCAATCGATGTTAATTATCAAATTGATTTATATGGTAATTTATTGTTTTTCTTAGCTTAACGAAAGAATGTAGAAATTTCGGACGCGGGTTCAACTCCCGCCAGCCCACCAAAATCCTCCATCGGTGATTACCAGAGTCATCCGATGAAGTTCTGAGAGCCCGCACGGCGCAAGCCCTGCGGGCTTTTTTGTGCCCTCAACATGTTCCGAGAAGCCCATAAAATTTCCCGGCGGCACTGGAGCGTCACGCCA